CTACTCGGGTGCGACTTCGAGTGTTTGTGTCACGTTCACACCAGACTGGTCTCGGTTTGGTATGAAAGGGATGGACGATCACATCTTCAAAATCTTCGAGAAGCGTGTCTATGATGCAAACATCTGTACCACGCCGGGGTGTAAAGTAAAGTTTCAAGGCGAAGCGCTTCCGAAGACAGCATTCAACGAATACGCCAAGATGCACACAAAAACTGACGAAGTTTGTTTGTTTACGTCGGATAGATGGTCCGTGTGTGTCGCACCATCCGAAGATGGATTCGAACAAGTCTCTTTCGTCAATGGTATCTGTACCACAAAAGGTGGGAGTCACGTAGACCACGTGGCGGGCATACTCGCATCCAACATCATCGAGGACATGGCCAAGAAGATCAAGCTCAAACCCCAACAAGTGAAGAACGCATTCATGGTATTTGTGAAAGCCACACTCGTGAATCCAACATTCAGTAGTCAGGTCAAGTCAGAGTGTACTCTCAAGCCACAGGAATTTGGGAGCAAATTCGAGCCCACGAAGAAGCTCATCAAGGACATTCTCAAGACGAGCGTTCAATCAGAACTCATGGCGCTCTCCAAATTCAAAGAGATGAAAGAACTTCAAAAGTCCGATGGCACACGAAAGTCTAAAATCACTGGTATCCCAAAGTTGGATGACGCAAACAAGGCTGGGACGCAACAATCTGGAAAGTGTACGCTCATCATCACGGAGGGGGATTCTGCGAAATCTCTCGCGGTCGCGGGTCTTTCTGTGGTTGGTCGCGACTATTACGGGGTATTTCCCCTTCGTGGAAAGTGTAAGAACGTGAGAGATGCGTCCGTGAAACAGCTCACCGAGAACAAAGAGTTCAGCGACCTCAAGAAGATTTTGGGTCTTCAACAGGGCAAGGTGTATACCTCGCTCAGTGAACTTCGCTATGGTCGTCTCATGATCATGACCGATGCGGATACGGATGGGAGTCACATCAAGGGTCTTGTACTCAACATGATTCATTACTTTTGGCCGAGTTTACTCGACCTAAATTTCGTGGTGAGCATGGTCACGCCTATAATCAAGGCAACCAAAGGTTCACAAACCATGTCGTTCTACACGGATTCTATGTTTAGAATGTGGTACGGAAATGGGAGACCGGGATGGAAGATCAAGTACTACAAGGGTCTAGGTACCTCCACGTCTGCAGAGGCTCGTGAGTATTTCAAAAACATCGAGAAGCTCACGGTCAAGTTCGACACGGATGAGAAGACAGATGACTCCATCGTTCTCGCATTCGACAAAACCAAGGCAGATTCTCGTAAGACATGGCTTCTGGAAAGCACAGAGAAACAGGGATCTGACCTAGAGATTGCATACGGAAACGTGGATAGAATCAACATCACTGAGTTCGTACACAAAGATCTCGTGAATTTCAGTCTCGCGGACTTGAAGCGTTCCATCGCACACGTATCTGATGGTCTCAAACCTTCGCAAAGAAAGGTCATGTACTCATGTTTCAAGAAGAACTTGACCAATGAAATGAAGGTGGCACAGTTGGCTGCGTACGTCGCAGAGACCTCCGCGTACCATCACGGTGAGGTGTCTCTCGCAGACACGATCGTAAAATTAGCACATAATTTTACCGGTTCGAACAACATCAATCTTCTCGAGCCATGTGGTCAATTCGGTACGAGACTCATGGGTGGTAAGGACGCGAGTCAAACGAGGTACATCTTCACAAAACTCACGAAGGATGCGAGAAAGCTCTTTGACGCAAAGGATGACGCCGTATTGAAATACCTCGATGACGATGGTAAGCCTATCGAACCGGAGTACTACGTTCCAATTTTACCTACCGTGTTAGTCAACGGCACAGAGGGTATCGGTACGGGATTCAGCTGTTACGTACCACCTTTTAATCCAAAGGATATCTGTGAAAACATAGAACGAGCTATTTCCAAGCAACCGCTCAAGGAAATGAAGCCTTGGTTCAACAACTTCAAAGGTAGGGTGTTTAAAAACACTGATGGGTTTTGGGTCACAGAAGGTCTTTGGTCTACTACGAGCACCGGAAACAAGATCAAGATCACAGAGCTTCCACCAGGTCGTTGGACCCAAGATTACAAAGAGTACCTCGATGGTCTCGTAGACAAGAAGGTCATCGCGAGTTTTGTGAATAACAGTACCACCGAAGACGTGGACTTTACCATCACTGGATACACAGGCAAAGACATCATCAAGGATTTTAAGCTTCAAAAGTCGTTCCACGTGAGTAACATGCACCTGTTCCACCCGACAAAGGGAATCAAAAAGTACGCGAGTCCAGAAGAGATTTTGGTTGACTTCATGGAGATTCGAATGGATACATACAAGAAACGTAAGGAACACCTGTTGGAAGTTCTCAAAGAGAAGACCAAAAAGCTTGAAAACATGGCTCGGTTTGTGGATGCGGTCATTAACGAAAAGATTGTGGTGTTCAAGCGCAAGAAGGTTGAACTCGAAAATGAGATTTCGAAGACGTTTGATAAGGTGGATGATTCGTACGATTATTTGCTCAACATCAAGACGTACCAATACACGAAAGAAGCGGTGCAGGCACTCAATGAAGAGACTCACAAAACAAGGAAGGAACTTGGAGACTTGAATGCGACGAGTCACCTTGACATGTGGAAAACGGATTTAAAAATATATAAGCAATAAGTAGTATGTGCGATAGATCTGGTCCAGATACCGGTGCCGCACTTTGCCTGTCTGCCATAGGACAACAGGACACATACCTATTGGGTGACGAATCACTCTTTAAGTACGAAGAGAAGAGACACTCCAACTTTAGAAAATTCCATAGAAATTTTAAGGTTAACAAACCTTCAAATGCCGTGAATGGCTGGCCTTTTAATCAATCGATAAAGGTTACACTTAGACCACAAGACATGGGAGACTTGTTATGTAATATGTATATAAAGATCAAATTACCCCGTTTGAAATCATCGGATTACAATTACGCAGACCGAGTTGGTAGACACCTCTTTAAAAAGATAACTATGCGCGTGGACGAAACTATTCTAGAAGTATACAGAGATGATATTGGATTCATTTATGATGAAATGTATCTGGATCAATCTGAAAGCGTGAGTAGAATTTATACAGATGGTCGGTTCATATATAGAGAAAATGTATTGAACACATCACTCAAGTTCATAAAAACAGGTGATACATTTGTATACGTACCAATCCCATTCTTCTTTTCCAGAAGCTACGAATCATCGGACTACGAAACAAATGTCCACAACAGGCCTTACTTTCCATTGTGTGCCATAAACAAACAAAAGCTTGAATTTGACATAGAGTTTAGACCACAGACGTTCTTCACGGATAATGTGGATACACTTACAACTGACGATTTTGATATAGTTACTGAAGAGATCACACTCACACCAGATGAGCGCCTCTATTATACATCAGGTAAATACGAAATCATCACAGATATATTCAAGACCCACCCTAAGGTCGATACCGTACCAGGAAATGATAATCTAAAAATAGAACTCACACCCGAAAACAGAGTAAAGACTCTTCATTTCTTTTTCAGAAACAAATTGTTTGAAGACGAGAGTGTTTCAAGTAATGTGAGTGTTTCTCCACCGAATAGCAGCACATCTGATCAAAAATACCACTATTATCACAACCGTTTTAATCTCACACCTTTCCCGGAATACAAAAGAGCAGTCGATTCTTTGTCGGACGACGTAGCATCCGAGGCTAAGCTTTTCATCAATGGCCAAGAATTACCGTTCATAAACAGGGTAGATTCACATTATTACAGGTATCTCACCCCACTCAATCACAAGTTTCATACCACACCCAGAAATATATACACGTATACCTTCTCGATGAATCCAAGAAATGTAGACCCATCGGGAAGTTTGGATTTCACAAACATAAAAAATAATCGAACTCTCATAGATTTCAAGATGAACCCATATTACGGAACGAATGAAACTTTCACGTGTCACATTTACTACACGTGTTACCAAACGCTCACATTTGAAAATGGGTACGTAAGCACTCGAGAACTTCTACCCGTAGAAGGAGAATTACCTACCGAATAAACTGTTTTTGTTTTCTTTTATGTATTCGATGACGCCATTTTTGATACACCATTTGATGAAATTGAGTTGAGCAACAGTCGTGCTTATTTCATCAGATGTACCCGGCACCTTATAGGATATCTTGTCTGAACGACAGAATGGGTCGAACAACTTTTTGCTATAGCCATCTAGCGTAGACTTATAGGCACAATGCACACTAAAGATTTTGCCGTCGATAGTTTTATACATTAGGTTTGTCTTTTTAGAATAATTGGTTATGAACCATTCGAGGTTACGGAGGGAAATACCACCTGTTTTGGTGAGTATCTGCATAAGCGTCTTACCGTTTTCAGGGGTACCGTAAAACGCATCTATGGAATTTAACAGAATATCTGATTTCCTCATACTACATCATACTTCTTAAATCTCTAAATTGGTTATTGTTAGATGCTTCGCATGCTGGACAATTAGGACTATACATGGGAGGAAATGTGTGGTTGTGTCTCACACTCGAGTTCATATTTATAGGCTCATGGAGTTTGGGTGTATTTGCGTGTGATAAGCAAAACCCACCATGACTCGCTTTTCTAGTACACGGTTCTCCACCCTTTTTTACACCCATACAATACCCCCTGGGATTTGGCATATCCCGCATTAATAATTTGAGGGGAATGTTATAATTGGTCGATACGTTTTGCACAAATTTTAACACGCGTTCATGACACGCCTTGTCTAAATCTTCTTCATACGCCTTGACCAAATTTTCAGACACTCTCATCTCCTTAATACATTATAGCGTCTAATTTTTAAATGGTAATTCATCGAGAGGTGTCTCTTTCTTCTTCTTTGGTCTTCTCTTTGGTTTAATCTTGGTGAGGAGTTCCCCGAAAATCTCTTCTTTTGGATCCTCGAATAGAGGTTCAAGCAAATCACACACCGGATTGATGAATTTATTCATAAAATAGTATTCGTAATCGATTGGTACGTTGTTTTCCGAGACGTACTTTGGATCTTCGGATTTTTCAAAAGCTTTCGCCTTTGAGTCTTCTGTCTTCACGAGAATGTAAGGCACGCGATCACCCGACTGCGGCTCCGAACCGGGTTGTCTCTCTCGCATTTTACGAACAACTTGGACGTGTGCTTGGTTAATATCTTTGATTCCGGGGCTATTTATGGACACGTTATGCCCCTTAACCTTATAAGAATCCGATAAACTCTGTGAAAGTGTGAGCTTTTCGTTCGGTACGTCACCTTCGAGGAGTTCAATGGCTCGCTGAAGCGCGAGTGCTTTCGGTGGTTCAGTATCACTACTTTCAAGTACGACGTCCAAGAGTTCCTTACATACTTCTCGTACGTGTGCTGTGTTATCGCGTCTCACGAGTTGAAGACCCTTTACATCGATGTAATCCATATTCATCTTTCCGTCCTTTCCTTGTGTCCACAGCTTTGCGGCGTACCGTTTTTTAGAATAGAGGAAATAGGGCCAATACACCTTTTCGAGTTCCAAATTATTCGGTTTCTTGAAAAGTGCGGTACACTCTTCAGCGGCACGTTCACCAATCTCCCAACTGTACTCAACAGCCTCAATACCTTTACGGTCACCCACATCAAATTCGACCATGACTGAATCGGTATCACCGTACCTCACTTTCGCACCCGGAAAGTTCTTTTCCACGTACTCCTTTGTTTCATCAATCATACTCCGACCTTTTGTCGTCACGGTAGATGCGATATTTACACACGGAAGCATTCCCTTCGATGCACCAGTGAACCCATACACGGAGTTCATACTGATTTTGTAAGCTAATTGCTTACCGTTATACATGGCTTTGAGTGCACCCTTCGACGCGGCCATGTCCTTCTTCGCCTGTTTTCTGAATTGTTTCAATTCAAGAAGAATGCTCGGTAAAAGTGTCGGTACACCCTGTGCGAACTTACACACTCTCTTTGTAGGAGGCTGCCCCTCAACCTTACTCGGCACAGGAATCTCAAATGTTTCGTATTCAACACCAGGTACGTTTTCGTACTTTGGGTCCATCACGAGACTTGAATAACACAAATTGTGTGCCATCATGATTGAAGGATACAGGCCTTCAAAATCTAGCGCCGTAATTGGTTTGTAATATGCACCCTTTTGTGCTTCAAGAACAGTCGCACCTTCATACCCTTGATCCCCCAATTGACCATATTGAATCGTAGGAACCATAAATCCCATCTCCCTCGCCTTCTTTGTTAATTGACTAAACACCTTGATTTGTTGTCCCCGTTCCACGAGATAACACAGGGGTACCCAGGTCGCCTTCGCCATTTCTAGAAGGTTAATCAGTATACACAATTTAGACAAAAGTCTGTGCGGAAGAAGGGTATCCTTAATACAATACTCAGCAACTTCCCGCAATTTCACTGGGTCGCCTTCCTTGTATCGAGCAAACATCTCCTTCGCAGGCATATCAATTTTATTGTCTCCAAGATACAGTTTAGACACGTTATCCAATTTGTATGAATCAAGTTTGTATCCTTTCTTCACCTCATGGAACAAATCGAAAATGAAACGACCAGGCATACTCACGAGTTTCAAATCGTTATCACCCAAAGCACTCGAAGACAGTTTCTTGAGTGTGAGTTCACAATTGTGTCCCCGCAGTTTACTCAATTGAAAGAATTTTAAGTTACATCTCGTCATGATGGCTCTTTTCATGAGATATTCAAGATCAAATCCAAAGATGTTCCACCCAGTGATAATGTCTACATCCTTTTCGTGTAAATAATATGAAAAGGCTTCGAGCATTTCACGCTCGGTATCGAACGAGACTATGTTACAACCCTCGAGTTGAGAATCGGTCTTCTTGTAACACAAACACGTCTTGTCGTAAGGTTCATCACTCCCAAATTTACACAAAGAAATGGCAATCTGGAAACACGCATCACCTTCTACGTCTGCATCCGGAAATTTACCCGTAGAACTGTTACACTCGATATCTACAGATGCCACCACAAATGGCGCCGTCTCAGGATCATCTACAGGTTTAAGATTTCTCCAGTTTCTACATTTAAGATCGATATCCGTCTTCGCAACGCAGTCTGGTTCACAATCATCACCAGTATCTAACCATCCAGTAGACTGAATACCAGTTCGGTGCATGAGGCGCAACACTGGGTCCAGGTTGGATTCATAAATTTTCATTTTTAAGGTTTCATCGGGTAAAGGTCTTCGAAGCCTTCCGCTCACCATGCGACGAGCCGCGAGGTTTTTGAAAAACAGCTGGAGATATGGAAATTTTTCGTTGTTTTGAAATCCCCAGACATCTTTACGGTGAATCGTATTTAAACTCGTGAGACACTCAGGGCACGCCTTGTCTATCTTATCATAAATGATCTTCACTCGTTGTGGTGTCGCATTACGAGGGAGTTTCACAAAAAAGTACGGACTAAAGCTCGTCGTCACACAGACGGACTTACCCTCTTTCGTCTTACCAAAGATACTGATCAAGTGTTCATCCTCTGTATCCCTGGACTCCCAGGTCAGTGCTTGGAAGACAACCATACTTCGTTATCGACCTAAAATTTTAATATAGTTTATTATTAAATGTCAGCAGCACTAGTTGAACTAGTCTCAGTCGGAGCTCAGGATGCATACATCACTGGCGACCCACAAGTCAGTTTCTGGCGCCAAAACTACAAGCGCCACACGAACTTTGCCCTCAAGCCAGAGCGCATGGATTACATCGGTACTTTCACCGGCGGTAGCGAAGTCGTCGTACCAATTCGCTCCAAGGGCGATCTTTTGAGCTACATTTGGATCGAACACCCAAACATTTCTAACGTGTCTACTAACACGGATGGATTGTTCTCTTCAGATGACACTTCTGTCACTGAATTTAGCCTTCAAATCGGTGGCCAAGAAGTCTGTCGATTCGATTCCTTGTATGTGCAAGGTGTTCACAATGTTTTGTACCGCGACAACCAAGCGAAGGCTTCGTGCGCCGTGACCACCGCTGAAGTTGCGGATAACGCGAAGGGTGTCAGTGGTTCCGCAGGTGATTACTACATGGTTCCATTCTTCTTCAGTGAAGACTGGACCAAGTCGCTTCCACTGGTGGCTTTGCAATACCACGAAGTCGAATTGCGCATCAAGTGCCGCTCCGGTCTCGGTAATCTCGGTGCGGTTCCAAAGGTTTACGGTATGTACGGATACCTCGACACAGCAGAACGTGAATATTTCACTGAACAAGAACACGAATTGTTGATCACACAAGTGCAATATCAGCCAGCCAGTAAAACCGATACCTCCATTGACTTGACCTATTTCAACCACCCAGTCAAGGCTCTTCACTTGACTACCTCCAACGTCACCACGGGTGCTTGGACGGATGATTACAGTTTCGATAGCGCATCGCTTTACATCAATGGCCTCGCCTTGTTTGAAAATGCGTCTAACACGTTCCACCACAACGTCGTCCACGAAATGCACACCACTGCACTCGCTCCATCATCTCTCGATGCGCTTCCATTGTTCTCTTGGCCATTCTGCCTCACCATGAACAGATCGCAACCAAGTGGTACGCTCAATTTCTCTCGAATCGACAATGCGAAGTTGACTATCCAAAATCCAAAGTCCGATGCCAGAGAAGGTTTGTACAGAGTGTACGCCGTAAACTATAATGTTTTGCGAGTCAAGAACGGCATGGCCGGTATCGCGTTCTCTAACTAATGCCCAGAAGAACCAAATCCACGTTCGCCTCTTTGCGTCTGCTTTAGTTCTTCTACTTCTTCTATGAGCGGAGTTTCACATCGCTCTAAAATCATTTGAGCAATCCTATTCCCCTTTTTAATGACGAACGGTTCACTCCCGTGATTAAACAGGATGACTTTTAATTCACCCGTAAAATCTGGGTCGATGACTCCCGCACCAGTTTGAATACCATGTTTAAGTGTTAACCCAGAACGCGGCGCAATTCTTCCATATACACCGGGTGGAAGTGATGCACATACGCCAGTACTTATGAATGCACGTTCGAGTGGAGGAACTATGATTTCTTCCATACTATATAAATCGTAACCCACCGAACCAGGTGACGTTCTGGTCGGAATGATAGCATCCGGGTATAGCTTCTTAATTTGAAGACTCATGTAATGTTTTGTATTCAAATCTTTATCCGTGTATATATTAAATGTTACCACTCATCATAGCACTTGGTGGTCTCGCTATAGCGTATACATTTACGGGGGAAGGTCTCATATCTTCAGAGGAAGCTAAGAAAATGATAAAATCTGGAAAAATAAAGAAGGTCATAGACGTAAGAACGACTGTTGAATACAGAATAGGTCACTATCCGCGTGCGCTACATTTACCAGTAGGAAAAATGAATAAAAAGACCGTTTCTGAACTTCCAAAAAAAGGTTTGCTCGTCTACTGCAACACCGGGCAGAGGGCCAGAGTTGCGGCAGAGAAATTGGTTGAGTTTGGATTTCAAGATGTGTATTACATAGCTGGTCACTACTCAACTCTCATGTAAAATATGAGTAATATACAGTATACAACTGTATACATCGTTGAAATGCATACGCTATATATGTAATTGTATAACACACTCATTGGTATCAAAACACCATTAAACATTATATGGGCACACACATATGGTAATGTGTATTTTCCATTATCTGTACACACTACCGTAACAGATAAAACAAAATTTATAGCTTGTACTATGTCACTCAGAAACATAAACATAGTAAAAAAGTGTATTATAGCCATGAGTTTAACGAATTGCCATGCACTATCATGAAAGCATCGTACATGTGGACGTGGGATTATAGTAACCACCGTTTCTATATCTTCTTGACCTTTAGCCAAACATAGAGATTCATCTGGATTTGTTACCAAATACCAGACATCTCGCATATTTAAGTTCCGCGTTTAAACTCTAAGTACATCATAAGATGATAGTGACATTTACAGTGATTGCGTTTTTAGTTATATTTCCACTCACACTGATAGGGATATCAAGAACGTGCCAACCTCACCCCGAGGACCTTTCGTAACTTCTGAAGAATAGCGTTATCAGGGATAGCCTTCCCGGATTCATATGAATTGATAACGCTCGCGGGTACACCTATCGCGTTTGCTAAATCTTTTTGTGTTTTGAAACCCTTAGCTATACGCCCTTGTTGGATTGTCTTCGCCATCGATACAGATACCTTCTCGTGTGTACCGATTTCCGTTTGATCCAGTTTCTGTTCCTTCGTCACTTCGCGGTGTGGTCTGACCACTTTCTGAGTCGTGGGTGCAGACTTACCATGAATGACGACGGGTTTCCAATCTTGATGATTCATTTTTTATTGAGCGTTTCTCGTTTTTAATAATCTTTCGAGGCGTGGCATTTCTTTGTTTGGAAACATCGTGAGTATCATTGCGGATTTAGTTAAATGCACTTGCCCGTGATTCTTCGAGGAGACGACATCTTCTACTCGAACTAAATCTACGGGTACCATAGACATGCCATTGGCTTTACTATGTGTAACGGCGAGTATGGCCGCATCTCGTTTGGTTTCACGTGGAATTATATCACCTTCGTGACATATGACCACGTGTGATCCAGGCAAGTCTGCGACATGTAACCACCACTCCTTTGGATAACTCGTCTCCGTGAGTGCGTCGTTATCTTTGGCATTCTCACCCACCTTGATAGTGATGCCATCGAGTGACGTGTATGTTCGCATAATATATTTAGAAGCTATGTTTTTATATAGGATATGGCTAGGACGACTACGACTACTAGGGAACAAACGTGGAATAGGGACGACAATTACGTGTTAAAGATGTTTACATGGCACTTATATAAGTCATTACATAATCTTGAATTCTTGGCTATGTATGCGTACATGCGTTTGATAGAAACCAAATTTGTCGTTAAGAAATTGAAAACGAGCGATCTGAAGTTTGTTCAATCTTTGAAAACTTGAGATTCTTCATCTTTTCAATCATGCGTTCAATGTGACGCTCCGCGATGATTATACAGTTTTCAGTCATGATGCGACCTTTGTACTCAATCAAAAGTGGGCCACCGGTACCGACAGTTGTTCTCAAAATATCAAGCATGTTTTGTTTAATTTTTAAAATATCCTATGTACGACTTAGGCGCTTTTTCTTAAGCACCTGTGGACCCAAATCCACCTGAACCTCTCACCGTTTCTTCAATAGATTGAACTTCTCGAACAGAAGGTGTTTCACAGCGTTCCAACACGAGTTGCGCGATTCTGTCTCCTTTTTTGATTTCGAAATCTTTGTCGCCTCGGTTGAAGAGCACGACCTTGACCTCGCCAGTGTAGTCCGGATCGATGACACCCGCACCGACTTGGATACCGTGCTTGACAGCGAGACCTGAACGGGGCGCAACCCGACCATATACATTTACTGGCAAAACAATTGAGATCCCCGTTCCGACAAGATGCCGCGAGTTATGTGGTACACAGCAATCCTCAACACTGTATAAATCATATCCAACAGCATGAGTAGAACCCCGAGTTGGAATAATAGCATCTTCAACCAATTTCTTCACGCAAAGTTCGCTCATTTATGTATAGGGGAACGTAATCTTTATCCCTATTTGAAAATACCAAATTTCCTTTTTGAAACAATTCGTTCAACATGTTCGCATGGAATTTCGCGTTCTAGAAATAGCCACAGATTGTGATTTTTACATTTTTCTATTATATGCTGCTTATACTTAGAATGTGGCTTGCATAATTTATTATTTGCGTACTCTCTGTTTAATTTTTCTAAAAGTTCTTCAATTTCTTGTATACTTTTTGTGCCGTCTAAGTATTTATAAATCTTAGTCACATTATCTGTAAAAAGATCTCTGTTAAAGTTTGGTGAACGACACTTTGAACTCTTGGATATAAAAGACTTGTATTTTGTCTCATATTTTTTTACCAATTTCAAAACTTCATCCTTTATATCAGAAGATTCTTCCAAGAATATTTCAGGTACATCCACAGCCTTATTTACATTTAAAAAACTTTGATAAACATCATCATTTGTAGCGTTAAATATCACGTCAACGATGCAAACTGCATCCAATGCCTGGACTCGATTCAAAACTTCCCGGCGATGGTTTCCATCGTAGCAAACAAGTCCCTCATCTTTGAGTTCAGCAATATGAATAATACGAGGTATGTAACCTCCAGAATTGTAATAGTCACACATTTCTTGAATGCGCTCTTCATCGGGAAGTCTATTTCTAGACCACTTTTTACATAGAGGAGCAACATGTTTAAATTTTACATGATATCCGACGTGTGACCCACAGCGATAAATTTCGGTTGCAAAAGATTTAAATACATCCTCCATTTAAAAAATTTAATTATAAAGGGAGTGTAATCTTTATCTCAATTAAGGAATACGCAAATTATTTTATAAATGTGGTCCATTCACAACGCGGTCGTTCGCGCATCGTCTGAACCAAGAAATGATTACGATAAACTTAAAAAACGCATCAATCGCATGACCGTCGCATACGGTGGTGCACTCACGTCCATGTATTTCATCACACAAGGTGCAGAGCAGGGTGTGTCTTCCACGATTGGTGTCGCTACGTCCCTGGCTTACATATCACTCCTCGAAAATCACGTGGATAACATCGAAAGTTCACCATTTCAAAAACAGTTATTGGCTCCCGTTGGAACCGCTGTATTTGAAACTGTGTGGAACAGTGCACCGTTTGCGTTTGATTTCGATTACGGTGCGACATTCGTCGGGTTTCTCGCGTACAAGGTGGCGCTATTGAGTGTCGTGTACGATGAAATAAGGAAAATGTTGATATCTGATGATTAAAACGTATTATACTAGCCCGAGAGCTTCTTAATTTTACCGGTCACGATGTATTCATCGATTTTGCCTGCGATACCTTTACCGATACCAGGTACCTTTTGGGGTCCTTTGGAGATGTCACTGCCGTTCGTGACTTCGAATTGAAGTTTACGGATAGCGTCGGCGGCTTTCTTGTAAGCCTCACTCTTGTGAGTGTTTTTCTCAGAGTTCGCGAGTAAATCCAATTGTTCCGCGATGTTCTCGTTTGTAGTGAATTTCTTGGACCTCTTAATTTCACCGGTTTCAAGAAATTCATTTATTTTTCGGACGGTACCCTTTCCGATACCACACATGTGGGAAAGTTCTTCGCCGTTGGTTACCTTGAAATCAAGGTGGTAGATCAGATTGGCGGCTCTTTCATACACAGCTTTCTTGTATTCATTTTCTTCCTCTTTGGCGAGCTCATCGAAAGCTTCAGTGAGAGGTAAGTTGTAACAAACAAAGAAGTTATCATCAGATTCCGATTCAGATTCAGATTCAGATTCAGGTTCAGATTCCGTTTCATATTCGGAGTCAGAGTCGAAGTTGGATGCAACGGATTCGTCGTCACTCACTTCAGCGTAATGAAGCATGGTTTCGTATTCCAGGATAGCCTTTTCTTCTTCACATTTGCGGAGACGCTCTTTGAGTTCGGCGTTCTCCTTTTCAAGGTTGGCGATGTAGGTAGCGATAGATTGAGAGTTCATGTTTAAGTGAGTCTTGTGATTTTAATGATATGTCAACATGACTTAGGTACTTTTTTTGTGTGTTTAATGTAAGATGTCAGCAAAACGTCCTTGTACCTCAAATGGTGAATCGCTGTATTACAACCTAAATGAAATAGGAGACATCACAGAGGGTAAGAAAAACACCAGCTTTGAAGCCAAAATGCTCATAGACGTTATAAATGAAATAGAAGGTAAATGTATATCTATACACAGACAATGTAAATCGCAATATCCACTCATAACACCTGAAAATTCTAAATATTGGCTAACCTCCATAGATCAAGAAAATAGAATATCACTCGCACACACGATAGAAAAGGCAAACATACCCGTACTTTATAACACACCGAGAATGTGTGATCCGGGTGTTACTATATCCAAAAATTGGAGTCTTCGTAATTACATAGAAAGTCGAATTTACCTATTTAACAGAGTTTATAACAAAGGTCAATCTATAAATAAAAGAAAAAGAGATTTGTGTTATCCAAGCATAGTTTTCGATTTTAGACCATTCGTGTATACCATGACATTGGAAGGAAAAACTATATATGTGTCCCAAGAAATAATTCCATCATCAAAAACTAAACTTGGTTACACACCTATCACTTCAATAACTACTAGAAAACCCACCACCTCCAACAAATCAAAATCAACGCTTGATATATTTAAAATCATGGTTTTAAACGTTGCCTCGAGTAAAGCAAATGGAGGTATAGCGGGTAACAATTACAACGTTAAAATGAACGCAGGAAACATGGAGGCGTTCATCAAATTTATAAGAGAGTATGACGGAGTTGAGTTTGTTGGTAACTCAAATTCAAATAGTTCATTTTTTCCAAAACAAAACATAACTGGTATACCAAACATACCACTCACAGATGATATAATAAGAGTGTTCTATTATGATTTACTCCATGATAAAGTAACAAAGGGCATAAAATTCAAATATTTTAAACAGTTATTTACCAGTGAATTTTCAAACTTTAACAAATCTGTCACATTTAATATACATGTGGGAGCAGCTAAAGCGGCCAAGTCGTTTTCAAACTACAGAAGCATACTTTCCATGAAAAATGAAGTGAAAACGGCGTTCAAGGGACGTGGCAATAAAAGAAAGGAAGTAGACATCCCACAATATCCAGCCATGTTCAAAACTATAGGCGACTTGTCGCAGTTCATATACGCGGGTAAATACAACACGATAGTGGCTAGTGGTGATAGAATGGGTATAGCTACGGGTTTATACGTAAACGCAAAGATGAATGTGGCTGTCAAGACGATGATAGAAGATGGTATAACGGGGTTTGTTGTATACACGGGTAAGAGTAATGTTAAATTCCAATCTAGATCGTCGTGTGTAAACATAAAAGGTAGTGCATGCATGTTAAATGGTTCAGTAAAAATACCAAAGGAACGTTTTGAAGAAGAGTCTAAAAAATCTTTACCACAAAACATTCGGGAAGGAGTGAATAGAATAGAAAAAACCAAACCAAAGCTACCAAGAGGTTTTAAAAGTTTGGCTCAGCTAGTAAACAAAAATTCGTATAAGATACTCACACCCATCACAAAAGCGAATTTGAAAAAGAAACTCATCGAGTTTGCCGATTATTTACCGGGTGAAGTGGATAAATATATGAGCATAATAAGCCCAGAAAACAGGGGTAAACTCGCGGCGGTCGCTGGTATAGGTCTCACTACTAGAGCTGGTGCAAAACGAGATAGAAACAATGCACCAAGTCCACCAAGTCGGGCCAAGCGCGCCAGGACCACTAAACAGGTCACATGGGCGAACGGCGTAAAAAATAATCTGAGTGCGAAGCGGAATGTAAACGGAATAAATACACCCGGTGCTAACACGGTCACGAGTTTAATGAGACAAACCGGGACCGCGAAGACGGCGAAGACCGCGAAGACGGTGAAGACCGCGAAGACGGCGAAGACCGCGAAGACGGCGAAGACCGCGAAGACGCCCAGCGCTAAAACAGTTGCGAATTTAATGAGAGGTGCTCAAACCAGATCCCGGTCCGCCGTGTAATACGTCTTCCCTTTCATAACAAAACTATGCACTCTCGCATATGCCCACGCCTGTGGAGAAGCGCCCGGTCGGTGTCCGGTTCTCCACGCGGCGAGTCCTCGATCGTACACAGTTCTCAATGTCTTCAATGGTATCTTCGTCGCCTTCGCAATTTCTGGAAGGGACTTCGCGTTCGGGTACTTTTCGCGGAATCGTTTCGTGTACGAGGAGGTACGCGTTTTCACGTTCTTATCGGTAGAGAATTTCGTGTAGGTCTTCTTCAACATCTTTCCGTAACGCGTTTCCACATCCTTCAGCGTCTTGAGCCCTCTGAAATATTTAAGGGGGGCGTACACAGGACCTTTCTTCTTTCGAAGTTCACGGACTTTTTTCAATATTTCCTGGTCTGTCAAAGCCATCTTAATTATAATCTAGATTTAATTAAGATGGGTTGGGAAGAACAGGAGCTCGTGCATTATAATGATAGAATATATGTAGAATGCAAATCCGTCACATTCGTGGTTGGTATATTAGGCATGTTAGCTACGATCATATATGTCAAATTATATTACACAGGTAACATCTAAAGGTCAAACCAATTATAGTCCTTCTTTTCCTCCTTTATACATCTACGACACACGTTGTATGAATCCGTCTTTGGGTTGTATACATATTTCCTGTCTCTACACTGTGGACAACATTTCACAGGTGGTCGCATCTTCGCGCGTTTGATTCGTGTATTCGTATCTAACTCCATGAGTTTCCAAGTGAGAAACTGTGCCGTGATGATCTTCGCCATACTTTACTTACCGAAAAATTTTATCGCTTCTTCGATGCTATGAAACACTTTGTCACCGAACTTGACGCGCCCCGTTTTGGTGCAGTACAGGCCCTCTTTACCACAATATGTAGCTTTGTGAAACATGATTGGTATTTGTGTACACTACAAATGACTTAGGAAAAAATAAGTTAAACATTCTGGGTCATGTACATCTAAGCATGAGTCTAGAAATAATCATCGGTAACATGTTCTCTGGGAAGACGTCGGAGTTAATCCGGCGTCTCAAGAGGTACAAGGTTCTGGGTAAGAAAATAGCCGTCGTGAACTCCGCGAAAGACACTAGGTGTGAAGAAGACGTCCTTCACACACACGATGGCGTAAAGTTTGATTGCATAAAAGTCAATCGCTTATCCGAGTGTTTACTCGAAGAGACGTTTTGTGACTCAGAAGTAGTCGCCATAGACGAGGCGCAGTTTTTTACGAATCTCAAGGATTTTACGAGCATGTGTCTCTTCCTAAAGAAAACCGTACTCATCGCTGGTTTGGATGGAACATTTAAACAACAGAAGTTTGGGGAAATTTTAGACTGCATACCGATGGCCGATAGCGTCACGAAACTGTCAGCTCTGTGTATGGACTGTGGAGATGGAACACCAGGTCCGTTCACGAAGCGAATCGCTGATACCGACGAAGTAGAACTCATCGGAGGTAACGAAATGTATAAGGCTGTCTGTAGACACCACCTCATGTTCTAAAATCTCTTAACATCCAATATGAGAACAACTCTTCTATCACTCGTGGTTTTTTCAACCTCGTGGTACCTCGCGTGATCGAATATAAAATCCTGGCCTTCTGTGTGTTCGTGTGTATCATACTCTGTATCGAGTGTGCTCGTACCCTCTATAGTCATATGGTATCTGAGTAACATGTTACTCTCGGCTCTGTGTGGTGGGATCTTCGTGGGTCCGTCCATCACGGCTATCATACCACCGGATACACACGGTATAGTCTTCACGATATCATTAATCTCCGGGAAATCCTCGAGTTTGTAATAATAATACGAATCGTTCTTCTCGAACCACGAATCCATGTCATGGAAGTAATACTTTTTAGCCGAACCATTTCGTTTCATGTAAGAATCGCGTATGTCCCTAAAGTTTAAACGCATTCGCCATAGTCCTGGGTAATCATCGACTTCGTGGAATGGTTTATACATCAACATGTCTACGAGTGTATTTCTGATACCTATCAGAGGGCGGAGAGGTCTTTGAAAATACAGGCGGTCTATGGGCTTCTTGAAATAGTCGAGAGCTATCATCACGAGAGGCAATAAAATAAAATACCACATTATAATAAATGCCGGGTTATAAAGGAAGAGAATACTACGCACCAGAACCAACTGAAAAGACCGATTCGCTCGACAAGCGCTTTTTCATGGGTCTCACGAAGACACAGACTGGTCTCATCGCACCACCAGTTCTTTACTTTACCATGGTCCTACTCATCGTTTTGTCGAGTTTGCCAGCCGTATACAAGAAACGCCCAGGTCTTCTTTTGCCGATCGCGATCGGTTTGTACATCAACGGTATCCACTTGTACCACCACTACACCCTTTTGAAAAAGTAAAATATTTTAGATGTCTATATTAAATAGAATGTTTCTTTCAAAGGTTTTCGCGAACCTTATATTTCAAGCATTCGTCGCCTATGGTTCTGCAAAAACTATCATAGAGGATGAAAAACTGAGCGACGTCGTCGCGGCAAACATGCTCAAGTACACGATCGCATACATCGTGGCGCTTCTCATGTTTGCGTTTACAAATAACATCATAACACGGTTTGTCTTGTTTACCGTATTGTCCATACTCACGGGTGCGTTCTTATCCCAAACGGGTGCGAGAAACGTGAAAGGTGCTTTGCTCGATGCGATCACGATATTCATAGGTATGTTTGTGCTCGGTGTCGCCACACACTTGATGGGTTACGACCTCCGCGTACTTGGACCCGTACTCATCATGACTCTGTTAGGTTTGATCATTGCGCGTCTATTCACGGGTGCGAGTTACTCGCGGGTCGTCGTCGCCTTGTTTGCCATTTTTGTCGTGTACGACACGGATGCCATTTTGAAACGTAATTACGATGGCAATTTTGTGAGAGCGTCCTTTGACTATTTCGTGGATATTTTGAACTTGTTTAGTGGACTATTGGAAAATGAATAATCTTAAAATTATATAGCGTTTTTATAGTATTAAATATTAGTAAAAATTAAAAAATTTTATAAACTTTTTTGTCTCCAGAAATTTTTAGAAAAAAAATTATTTTTTACATTTCTTTTTTCTAAAAAAAGTTTTCAAAAAAATATTTTTTTATTTTTGTTTTTTTGAGAATATAAAAATATTATAAAAAAGTTTAGTATGTATATTTTAAACCAAAAGACGGGGTCTATATAGGGGGTATGTCTAAAGTATGTCTATTTTGATTTTATACATAAAAATTCTATAAAAAGTTTTAGAAAAAAAAATTATTTTTTACATTTCTTTTTTCTAAAAAAAGTTTTCAAAAAAATATTTTTTTTTCTTAAAATTTTTCGGATATAAATAATAATGAGAGTCACTCTCAAAAAAAGTCCGATCCGTGATAAGAAGTACCGGGTCACGTTTCCTAACGGTGATCACGTAGACTTTGGTGGTAAGGGATACACTGACTACACCATACACAAAGACCCAATGCGGATGCGACTCTATGTTTTGCGTCACGGTGGTGGAGATACGCGTAAATTCAAGGACCCAGAGCGTGTACACGAACGCATGTTGGGCTTATCACGGAGCAAACTCGAGGATTGGGGAATCTCGGGTTTGAAGACCGCAGGTTTTTGGTCCAGGTGGCTCTTGTGGAGTCACCCAAACATGTCTGACGCGATTAAGTTCATGGAACGTAAGTTCAAACTAAAAATAAAATATGTGTGAAATGTAAATAACTATGGGTAGTCCACAGTGTAGCTTACCGGCGATAGCTTCAAACATATGCACACTTTTGTGTTGCTACTTCTTGGTATACGGACCAGTCAAGGCGACCGCTAACATGGCAAAACAATTCCCACCTTTCAAAACTCCCATTCACCTTCTCATCGTGATGTGTTGCGTGTGCTCATGCATGAGTTCTCAAGTGGTCACACTTGGATCGTGTGGTCTTAACATGTTTAAGAGTGAATCTTACGAATCGGAGAAATAAAATGTGTGTAAACATAAATGGCTACCATCATATTTTCTCCTATCGCTGGGTTACTTAAACTGTTTGGTATCTCTATGCCGAGTGTAGGTGGAACCGATTTTTTTGATCCAACCGTACCTTTCGCCAAGTCCAAGGACTACAGCATGTCTGCTCTCAGTTCGTGTATATGTTGCATATTCATAATGAACATGGGATACAGCAAACTCAAGTGGGTACCAATCGGACCCATGAAACTGACGGGATACGCGTGTGGTTTATTGAGTCTACTGTCTACCATAGCCGTGAGTGTCGATAGCATTCATAGAGCTCAAAAAATGCTGAGTCCATCCGATCAAAAGAAGTGATCCGTTCGGTAAACTTTAGCCGTGTAATCACCGGTTTGTCCCATCACGTTCACGGTTTCGTTACCGTAAATTTCTTGACACCCGATGTCATCCATGCAGTCTCTTTCACCGATAGACACTGGAAGAGAGTACATTTGTTCACCGGGAGTCACCGTGTAATAGTGGTAGCTATCGCGTCTTCCTCTCACTTCCTTACCATAGAGAGGGAGCGTCTCATTGTTTTCACCCACCAAAACACCCATCTGTTGGACGTAGTCGGGCTTGTATTCCTTGATGGGTGGCGCTCTAAATTCACGTTCGACGGGAATTTGAACTGGGACTCTTACCCCGACGCGTTCTCGAACACGAACCTGTTTCACGACCGGGTTACGGATGAGGTAAATTACTGTGGCGAGAAGTAGTAAGGCCACTATCACGAGCAATTGCTGTTTGTTTTTTGCCTTCATTATTATTATACATAGATTTTAATGCGATTCGAACGTGCTTCTGGGAGTACACCTGTTTACGGTGTTTCTTGTCATTTTTGGTCACACGCTTCTTTGGTTCTTTGTAGTCCATGATTACTATTACACATAAGTTTCTAATTTTTATCTAGTGATAGTTGATGACACGTTGGCCGCGCATGATTTGTAGCACACCGCCATGAATTCCGTGATCACCGATTCTAGGAATATAGTTGATTTCGTGTTTTCTCCCATTTACGATTAAGAATTTTCGTGCACCGTGTAGGATGGAGCGATCCGTCACCGCTTTGGTACCACACCCCCATCTGTAATCGTAAACTGGAGCGTAAGAAGGCATCTTTATTTTGTAATGATTATTAGTGCGCGCGTATCTGACTTAGGCCAAAGTTATTCTACCTAACCTGTACTGTACCAACATCCATAAAGCAAACATCACAGTCTTGAGTAATTTGTTTGCATCGGTATCTTCCATCTTATATATGGGTCCCATGATCCTACCGAAGAAGGTTTCTTCCTTATCATTACCCGTAACATACATCTCCATTTGCGTCAAAGCACACGTGTCGTCATTCACAGACCAATGGTAAAATATGAATGGAACGAGAAGACTATACATTTCGAGCAACTGCGTATTTTTCAGGAAGGGAATCACGAGCATCGAGATGAACAACAATAGGTGGATGTAGAATATAATGTTCATTACTATTAATATGAGCCAAGAAAATAGTGAGAACAATATGATCGTGGGTTTCCCAAAGGATATCGAAAAGCCCGACGCCCCAAAGAAGTGGCACACTCAACAAGAAAAGGTTCTCCAAGATTGGGGTGAAGCCGCGGCGTGTTACAGATACATGAACTACCAAGCGTTTTTGATGTTTCAAGCCCTGAGCATGCGTTTTACACTCCCCGTTATCGTACTCTCGACCATCACTGGTACGGCAAACTTTGCCCAAGAACAATTCCCTGAAAGTATTCGCTCCGCAGTTCCCGCCATCATCGGTGGTCTCAACCTCATCGCGGGTATCATCGCGACCATCATGCAGTTCCTCAAGATTAATGAATTAATGGAAAGTCACCGCTCTGCGTCTCAGTTGTACGGCAAATTGTCGCGTAGAATCAGACTCGAACTTAACCTTCCACTCGTGGACAGGGCATCCGATGGTGCGCAGATGGTTCACGATTGTCAACAAGAGATGGATCGACTCATCGAACAAAGCCCACCGATCCCAAAGAAGATCTTGACTGCATTCGATAAGGAGTTCCCAGATGATAACATCTTTAGAAAACCAGAAATTTTGCACATTCACCCAATCATGCCATTCAAGGCTATCAAGGAGTATTCCATCATGAGTCTACTCAAGGACCCAACTCAAGTCATGTCGCAAAACGAACTCAAAGATGAACTCGATGAATTGCGTGGACGCGTCATGCCCGGTCAACGAAATGTGTCCGACCCCCTCAAAAAAACGGGACTTCGAAAACGTGCGTCGACATTTATTGAGTCCGTCACTAAGAAAGAACCCGAAGAGGTCGTGGAAGAATCGAATGATTCCGCAGTTTAGGCAGACATACGAGCCGCTATGTAAGCGACTAATACAAATAAAGTTAGATTAAAGAAACCAACACATAACAAGTAAGGGAGAAATCTCCTTTTTATTGGTTCAAATATCCTGGTCTGAAGCGCATCGTTCTCAAAAATAATATCTATAGCTTGATTAGCGAGATCATCACTATCTTTTGACATGGACGCATTCGTTAAAATAACCACACAAAAAAAGAAGATAGATAATACGCTCCATCGCAATGAGATAGAGTTACTCAAAACACATTTACGAAATGGTAAAAATGTTATAATATGCGGTGGTCACGGAGTCGGTAAATCTTACGTATTAAACGCAGTTTTAGATGAATCAAATAGTATAGAATTAGAAGATAACTTCAAAGTTAGAAACGAACTCAAAGGGTCAAACATGCACATATTCATAGATGGGTACAGACACGATATCATAGCACAGAGGCATCTATTAGAACATGTATCCGAAGGTGGTGTACTAAGCAAGGGTTCGTTTGTAGTCACCACCACAAACATGTTTCTCTTACCAAACTTTGAAACCATACTCATACCTAAACGAAGTCCAGACCTCATATCTACGCTTGAACCAAATAATAAAAATACAAAAGTGGCGGCGGAGAAGTGTAAAGGAAATCTACACAACTTCTTTGATTATCTAAACTTTTCCGATGGTAAAGATGATTTTGTGTCTCCGAAAGAGTTTGCAGTATCTTTGTTGTGTACAAACGATGAAGTGTCCCCTATAGATGCCATGTCTGAACACGGACACGTTTGGGGTATGATACACGAGAATTTTGTGGACGCATCCAAGTGTGATTTTGCTAGGATATCTCATTCACTTTCTGATGCAGATTTATACGACGTTTCTATTTATAACGGAATATGGGATTCCATGTCGTATTTCATACACTCAACGGTAAACATACCAAAGTATTACATAAATGGTGTTTTAAACGAAAAGACTCTCAGACCTGGAAGTTTCTGGACTAAATATGGAAACTACAAAATGAGACACCAGAAATACAGAAACATACACCTGAGAACACGAGGTGCACAGCATCAAGAACTCGCTCTGCTTCGTGAATATGCGAGGTCTGGAGACATGGATACATACACGTCTTATGGTCTTACCGCTCAAGATTTCGATGTGATAAACCACTTGGCTATGTGTAACAAATTGAAACCTAGAGAGGTGTCTCAAATCAAGAAGAAGATTAAATCACATGAACCAGTTTAAAAGACACACACTCTACATAACAAATGCCAGCTCCATCTATTTTACCAATTGCTGC